TGTAGAAGAGACAATCACAGCGGAAACTGCAGCAAACGCAACAGTTCCAGCTACAGCCATTTTCTTAAAGGTTGGTTGCATTTTTGACAGTTTATCATTAAATCCCTTCAATTCTTTTGAAGCTTGATCTTTTAGTTTTAAGATAAGTGATAATTCTCTATCTGCCATTGTTTTGTTTATTACGCTCTTTTATTATTCTTAAAAAAACATTAAGTTCATCTCTTGATAATCCTTTTATTTCTTTAAGTGTCCACCCCTGATATTCTCTACTAAAAATATCAATAATTGTTATCGGGGACATTGATTTTTTTCCTCTTACTTCTAACTCTATTAAGTCAATGTCCCAAACTATTTTTTTTTGCTAAGCTCTTCAACTGCTGTATCAAGGGCATTCCCTTCGCTTTGTGATAATTCTTTCGCCCAAAATAAAGAGAAAGGAATTACTTTTTCTCCATCTTTTATTTCTTGAATAGCAAGTTCCCACAACTTCATTTTTGACTTTAACATTGCCTCTCCGTTAAAGCCTTTTATTCCGCTATTGTCTAATTTTGCACCTGATACCATTTCATTTTTAATCTCTTCTAAATCATACCAACCTAATTTATCTTTTAATTTTACTTCATATTTTCCTATGTTCATAATTATTCTGTGCTATATGCACTTGTTAAGTTTATAAGCGTGAGTTCGCTCATTTGTTCGTCTGTGTTATTGTAGAAAGCTTTTATGGTAAAAGGTTCGTTTACACTTTCGTCTGTTCCTCCGTTTCTATCCCAAGCAGTTATTTGAGCTCTATTCAAAAGCAATATTATTGTTGGGTTTCCTCCTGTTAAATCAGCTTCTCCAATAATACTAACTTGAACATATTTGTAAGTATCAGCTTCAAATAATGTTTCGTAAGTTGTATCTTCATAATCCTTTGTTACTTCTATTTCAATATCAAAATTAGCATTGTAATTTGCGTCTGGGGTATATTGTCCCAAAATGTGATTTCTTAGTGTTTCTGCATTAAACTTAATTGTTATATTCTTTGCTTTTAATGCGGGTGCTGTTGCCAATCCAACTTCTGTATCTGCTATTTTTATTGAAACATCTTTTCCAATAAAGTCGTATTCTGTTGAGTAAGACGGAACCGATGTATCTACTACTCCGTCCAATGCAATACAATTAGCAGTAAATCTAACATAGTCGTTTACTGTTGCTGACACTTCTAAAGAGCTAATAACTCCTCCGTTAAGTTTTTTTTGTTCCACACTTCCGTCTTTTACAAAAAAAGTCAATGCTGGGTGCGTTATTTCTTCTTCTAAAGTAAAGCCGTGAGAGTAAACGCTTCCACTAACATTTACAGAAGAAACTGTTCCGTAGAGTTGATAGAATAAATAGCCGACTGCGTCTGCGTGTAGAACACCCTCAAGATTTCCTTCATACCATTTTTGAACAACTCTTCCTCCGTCGTGTTTTTCTAACAATCCTCTTTTGTTGTCGTCTTGTATTTTTTCAACTTTTGGAACAACATTTGCACTTACATTTTTTACCCACCTGCTTGGAGTAACCTCTGCAGTTCCTCTTGTGGATTCTACAGCTAAACCAAGCTCTAATTCTCTTCCTATAATCATATTTTTTAACTATTAGTTTTTAATAAACGAACATTTATGTTTAATTCTCTATACGCTTCATTTGTCTTTGCACTTATTCCTGAAGTTCCTCCGTCAATCCAAGCCCAAACTCTACTCCCTCCCATTGTTCCCATATCCCAACCATTGTCTATTTTGTCTTCTACGGCGTCTACTAACGTTGGAATTGCTTCTAAAAAGATGTTATCTGCTGTGTCATTTGTAAGTCCTACTATCAAAAAAAGTTTATACCTGTAAGTCTTTATGTTTTCAGTAACACTTTCAAAAGAACTATCAGAAGATTCAGGGTAAAAAATTGCACAAGGGTATTCCGACAATGTTTCATTTTCTCCTAAAGGTCTTGGAATAATCTTTTGGATCTCTGGAATTGATTCCAATAAATCTTTTATGTTGGTTGTTATTGTTTTTTCTCTTGCCATATTATTTTTCTAAATCTTTTACTATTTCTTTTAAAAACGTTTCTTCTAAACTTTTTATTTTTCCCTCTCCTTTGTCTTTTGCATAATTTAACCAGGGTCTTCCTTTCATATTTCTTGTTCCGTCGTGGACAAACTTTTTATATTCTACTGTCGGAAAAATCTTTGCTTCCCAGTCACCAATATCTTTTTCGTGCGTTCCTCTCAATCCTCCTAAATCTACTGGTGCTCCACCTCCTGACCCCCCTACTTTCCAAGGATTCCTGATTATAATTCCTCTATAAGCTTCTATCCCACTTGTCAAGAATTGTTTTGCAAGAGATTTTATAACATCAGGGTTTCTTTTTATTGCTCTTTTTAATTCTTTTACTCCTTTAATCTGATATTCCATAAGCCTCTAAAATACACTCTTTGTGTTTATTCTCTCCGTAAGTATTATTTCTAATTCCTTTTACTATATAATTTACATTGTCAATAACTAATCTGTCTGATATTTCAATATCTGAAGTAAGAGAACACCAGAAAACAAAACTTTTACTTCTTTCCATTGCAAATCCTTCCGCCAACTCTGCACTTGCTGTTTGGAAACAACCATAAACAGAAGACAATGCCTCTTCTATTTGTTTATAAGATGTTTCCTCTGTTGCCTGTGTTGCGACCTTTCTATAAACATCTGCTTTTTTTTTGAAAAACTTTTCTATCATATTATAACTTTTTTATACGATTCAATTATTTTCAATGCTTGTTTATAATCTTCCCCTTTATCTTCTTTGTAAGATACACTATAATTTCCTATCTTTTCTTGCGAGATTATTCCCTCTCTTAACTGTCTGCTTATTATTCCAGCTACAAGAATTGTTGTTGCTAAAACAATATCTGCTGGAGCTTCTTCTGAATACCCCCACTTTGCCTTTACTCTAATCTCTCCTTCTCCTGACAAAAAACTTCTGGGAGTAAAGTAATAACTACTCGTTGTCAATAACTGTATTTTATTCTTTGGAGTTTCGTTCAATGGGTAGTTTTCATACGTTGTTGTGTCTATTTCCTCTCCGTCTATTTCCAGTGTTTCAATTTCAATTGCCTCGTCTATCATTAAAACATCTGTGCTGTATTTTACTCTATAATCTTTCCAGCTTGACACTGTATCTGCAATAAAAACTCTTTGGGTTTCTTCTTCTATCATTTTTGTTATTTGCTCAATCCATACTTCTACTCTTGGCTTGAAATAATCAACAACAGTTGTAATTAAATAATCTTCTATTTTTGTGATTGTTGTATATTTGTTCATATAATTACTTTACCATTTTTTAATAATTTTTCAACTATTCATTTGGAAACTCCCATAACGGCTTATAAGGAAACGCTTCTTTTTGGTATGGGTAAACTCTCTGAATATACTCTTCTTCCAGTTCTACTTTTTCTGATGTTATCACTTCATAGCACAATGTTTTTTCAATTGCTACTGGAGATTCTATCTGATATTCTAATTCTTTTTCAATTTTTGTTTCTGTAACAATTTGGTATTCTAAAGATTTTTCAATGGCTGTCGGAGATTGTTTTACTTGATACTCTAAATCTTTTTGAATTATTGGCTCGGTGATAATTTGATACTCTAAATCCTTTTCTTCTGCTTTTTCTGTAACTATCCTATAAAGCAATAGTTTTTCTGTTTCTTTTACTGTTATTATTTGATATCTAAGAGCCTTTTCGGTGCTAACTGGTGTTATTATGTGATAAGTCAATTCTTTCTCCTTAGAGAGAGATTTTACTATCTGATATTCTAACACTTTCTCAATAGCCGTTGGAATTGTAACTATTTGATATTCTAAAGTTTTTTCAATCTTTACTTTGATAGAAACTTGATATTCTAAACCTTTTTCAATAGTGACTGGCGTTGTAACTATTTGATATTCTAAAACTTTTTCAATTGCTGTCGGAGATTGTAAAACTTGATACTCTAAAGCTTTTTCAATCTTTGTTTTAATAACCGAAAAATAAGATAAAACTTTTTCTATCGCCGTAAGAGTTGTGGCTATCTGATACTCTAATTCTTTTTCAATCTTTGTTTCGGTAGCTACTTGATAAGATAAAGCTTTTTCTATTGCTGTTGGAGATTGTTTTATCTGATATTCCAAAATCTTCTCTATCGCTGTTGGAGATTGCGATACTTGATACTCTAAAGACTTTTCTACTTTTGTTTCTGTGGTTACTTGATAATCTAAATCTTTTTGGACAACATCTTTTCCTAAGAAAATGCAATACCCTAATATCTTTTCTATCGCTGTGGGAGATTGTTTTACTTGATAAGATAAAGCTTTTTCAATCTTTGTTTTTGTGACTATTTTATATTCAAGAGATTTTTCAATTGCTGTTGGCGTTTGGAAAACCTGATACACTAAAGCTTTTTCTACTTTTTTATCTGCCTTTACTTGATAAGCTAAAGACTTTTGTATTGCTGTTTCAAGAACAATTTCATAGTCAAGTCCTTTCTCTATTTTTGAATCTGTTGCTACTGTATATTTGAGAGTTTTTTCAATAGCAATACTCGCCTTTACTATATAAACTAAATCTTTTTGCACTAATCCTTCTCCTAAAAAGATGTTATAAGACAATTCTTTTTCTTTCTTTTCTGGAGTTGTTGGGATTGTATATTTTATAGCTTTCTGAACAAAAGCCTGTGCTATTACTTTATAAGCT